CCTGACCTTTACACCCGCCGAAAGGCGGGTTTTTTTATACCCCAAATTCTCTGGGATTGTATGATGCCTTGGTGGTTCTATCTACGTACTGAGAAGAAGTTTCATACTTCATCATCTTTCTCATATCACTAATGAAACCACCGAGGAATTGTGGTTTTAATACACGAATAATTCTTTTAGCATCATTTACTTTGTTTTCATAATCAAGGTTATTGACCGGTCCAGAAGCATTATTGACTACTACTCTTTGTCCGCCGAGAGATGTATATGTCAACGTAAAGTCTTCATCCACCTCTAATCCAGATTCTAAAACAGTTCTATTTTGTTCATCTCTAACCTCAAAAGTTTCATAGTGGTGAACTTGATATAGTGCTTCTTCAGAACCATACTTTTCTAGCATATAATTATGCAGATCTCTATTGCTTAGAGGCCATTCATTTCTTACATTGATAATATTATTAGTAATTAAAATTACCCAATCCAACTCTGGATCATTGTACAAATCTTGAGCAAGAGTGTCCGGTCTTTGACCTTCTTTAATAACTCGGAAATCAAAAGCAGTGGTTGCTATGTCAATATCAGATCTGAGTTTTGCTCTTTTGAATATGTTTTTTACTAAAACTCTTTGATCATTTCTCGTTCTACCTGGAAGTAGAGAGACAGCAGATACATTTGGTAACTCTTTGAAATAACCCATTAGTAACCTACCTCCGTTGGTCTAATTGAATAAAGATCTCCATCTCTCTTTCCAATATCTGCTTCTACATTTCTTCCACCTACATCATTGGATCTTCTCTCATTAGCAATATTATTCTGAGTATAATCTGAAGCGTATACGGGTTCGAGTTCTTCCATTCTGATTGATAAAATTGTACTTACTGGTTGCCCTTCATCATATGCAGACCACACTCCATCTGGCGTATAATTTACAGATGTTCCAGTGATAGCGCAAGGTTTAATTCTATTTACACCCTCAATGATTTTTCCTTCTGAAGTTCTATATTGAAGTCTAAAAATATTTGGTGTTCCTAAAAATAATGATCTTTCTCCTGCCGTATTTTTTATAGTTCTTGCTGCCATTCCTTGCTTGAAGAAACGAATAATTGCTTTAACCTGTTTTGCTTCTTCTTCATCTCTTGGGCTCATCTTCCAACTAAAGTTAAAGTCTCTTAGTGCAACTCCATTAAACAAACGTTCCATATTACTATTTGGAATTACACCAATACCTCTTGATAAAATTGATTCTGGTGATACTTGAACACCAGCAGCATTTAGAATTGCAGAACCGAGAGTGGTTCCCAACACTACTTTTCCTTGAGCTCCTCCAGCAGCTTTTTGTGCTTCTTGCAATCCTTTTTTGGCTGATCCAATGAATGCATCAAGATTGTCAAACTTAAAACCTGCAGAACCCGCACCGATGGCAGCCATTGCCGCCATTTTGGCAAATGCCTCACCACCAAGCATATTACCTGCCACCGCAGCACCACCAACTGCCAGTGGATTTTGCATAGTGCCAGATACAATTGCTGCAGTGATATTATTCATGTGATCAGCACCCCAACCAACTGTATTCCCATCTTGAATATCATTCGGCATAGGCAATTTAACTTGCGCTATAAATTCTTTTAGGGGAGAACTTCTTAAAGATCCTTTTAAATTATTAATCGGTCCTTTATCAACTACATTCCCATTTTCATCTTTGGACTCGAAAGCAAAGATCTGATTCCTTCTGGGAGACTTGTATCTAAATTGATCTATGGTCACGTAATCTTGACCAGCAAATTGACCATACGTATTGTCAAATGGATAAAATGCGCTTACTATGTTATCTCCTTCACCTTGAATAGTGTTTTCAAATTTTTCTATGTCTTCTGCTGAAATAGTAATTGCAGATGCCAATTCACTTACCTTAGTACCAATAAAAGATACTGCAGATGAAGCTGCTTCCCCAAAAGCAGATCCAAAATTATTCTCAGGTCTTTGTCCATCGTCATCGACAGTTGCTTCTTTACCTTGATCAACTGGTGGCGTAATTCCTGCACCTGTTGTTGCTGCAACTGGTGTCACACCTTGTACTGTTGTGGTAGCAGCTCCCCTTCTTATATCTCTTCTGGTTGATTCATATAAAGCATTTGTTCTTTTATCGTGCTCTGTAAATAAATCGTCTTGAGTAGCGGAAGAACCATCAATCTCCAAGGTTCCAATAAATGATGTTGCCTCTGCTGAAGTAGTTGTAATTTCTGAACCACCACCAAGAACTCCTTTTACATCTGAGGTTCCACTTCCTCCAAGAGTTCTATTTCCATCTTGATCAATTGTATAAAGAACAATAGGTTCTTCTATAGTTCTTGTTACTGTATTTGAAGCTCGTGCGCTACGAGTACTAACCTTAGTTGTGACTTCTTTTTCTACAATTACTACTGCTGCACTCTCTCCGGTTCTTGAATCATAGCGAGTTTGTACCGGTAGTCTATCTCCACCTATTTCAACGGTCATGTAC